ATAGGAGCTGGCAAGTCTTCCTTCTCCACACATTGACCAATGATGATAAACAGTGATGTCATTAATGCGTGTGTTACTGCGATGTTCTCAATCATCTCTTGATGTCTCTCTTCTTGTAACCAATGTGCTCTTCTGGGTCTTTGTGAACTATCACTGCACGATTAGCTTTATTAACTTTCTTAACTGTTTCTTGTTTAGGTTTGGCTGCAATGTTCATGATCTCTCCGCTGCCGCTGCCTCCGCAGCTAATGCAAAATAGGCTGCTCCATCTTCGTAGTTGTCCAGCTTAAAATTACCCTGCTGACTACGAACCATCTTGAGTATCGACATGAACATCCAACCCTGCTCCTCGGTCATCTCTATGCCAGTCAATGAAGTGAACGTGTGGACTGTGCGACCCATGCTCCTCTCTCCTTCTGGAGAGTCGTAGGTGGATGCGCGATTGGATAGGTGGCCTGCTGCATTGTTGAGGCATTCAGACGCAAGTACATCCTTCTTTGGTGAATCATTTAAAAGCACATCTTCAATGGGTTTTTTAGCTTCCATTAAGATGTCTTCGATTGCCCTTGTTTCCATGATCATTCTCCCGTTAAACCTGTCAAATAATAGTAACATTTAATGCTTAAAATGTAATCATTTATATGATGCCATACGCATTGATTGACGATGAAGTTATAACGTCTCTCGCGCAGCCCAGCGCAGCGAGATGACAACTATGGAAAGCTATGTGCTCAAGTGTTTGTGCCTTAATCGAATACGCGCATGCGCGGATGGTAGATAGCCAGATACAGAGTTAGACATCTTCGTATTCTCTACCCCAGCAGGGTGAACAGATGTATTGATTCTTAGGTCTAGGCTTCTCGCACTTGCATCGGATACATGGCCTGTCCCACATCTTTAAAGGGTTCTCGTTGATCGCAACGTACTTAGCCCCTTCAAATGTTTGGAGTCCTTCGCGGTGGAGGAGGCGTTTCATTGTGTCAATACAACAGCCAGCACGAACGGCCAGTTGCTTATGGGTGTAGCTCTCATGATTCTCACCAAGCCATCTCATAAAGTGTTTGGGTATCACAACTTTCTTCGGCATTGCACATCTCCTAAGTCCATTACTCTCAGGAATTAATACTATCATGTAATGCTACGATGTAATCATTTAGATGATTTAAATATTTGATTTCTAATGCGATCCGTGCTACCCTATTTTTTAGTTTTTAAAGTAACCAAGACACAGGCAACACTAGCTCATATCTTTCTGCTCTCGTTTCACTTCGCAGAGATATTCGTTCAAAGGTTAACCAAGTTTTTCTCTACCAAGTTCTCCTCTACTAACTTACAAACTAAAAAATTGAAACAACTTAGCGAAAATATGAAACCAAATCAGCAACTTACGCAATCTGAGGAGAAACGTAAGGCGAACAGAGAGAAGTTTGCTTGGGCTGTTGAAGGATTTGATGCACTCAATGAAGCCTTTGGCCCACTGAAGGTGATCAAGATGATTGATGATGATGGTGTGGTAACACGAATTAAATAGTTTCCTTTGCTGCTCCCAGCAATCCACTGATGCTAGTCAGTGTTTCGCCAGCGTACTCTCCTTCGCTGGTTTTTTTTGACCTAAGAAATGTCCTGCAAATATCCATACGCTTTATGAAGATGATCTTTAATCAGGGGGTCATGACACTCTTCCATGGTGTCATCAATGAGTGCGGTAGTGGAGTCGATGTCACCGCTCTTGAGCAAGGACATAATCTCACGCAAGGGTTCTCCCATAACGTCAGACATAGCGTTGTCGATAGCTGCACCTATATTTGTTCTGGCTAGTGCGATTGAGTTGGATGTGTGTAGACCCATAATGAATGTCCTGTATATTGAGGCATCCATTATGAGTAGATTGGGCTGGAACTTTCGTCCGTTACTCGTAAAATATATGAACACCAATCTTGCCTACGATGGGCCGAGTCTTTGCCCACTTGGGATAGACATATTCCGCGTGATAGTGGATTGCTTTTCCCACTGAACCTTTAGTGCGACCAAGTAATACACCCTCCGCAACCTGCTTGGATAACTCCCACGCTTTTGAATCGGTGGGTACGTCACTCTCAGAATTGCAGTACCAAGAAAATTGGCATTTGTTTTTAATAGGATACCCATTGTAATGTATACCCTGTCGTACAACTTCGCATACTGTATTAGGATACCGAGGTGACTCCACTCTATTCATAACGACCTCGGACACCGCGATCATCTCAGCCACTCCTTGGCTCCTCGTCTCGAAGTAGACATTCAATGCTAAACAAAACGCAGCTTCAATCATTCGCCCACCCACTCACGGATAGTCCGTATAGGTCTGTGTAATGAGTCAGCAATGTTCTCCAGTGTACGATTGTTCTCGTAGTACCACTCAGCCTTTTGCTTGGGTGATCTTGAAGTCACAACGATTGAGTTGTCGTGCTCATCTCGTGCGAATCCTACATACATCACACGCTCCATAAGGTCAGACCACTCACGCACCTTTCCGTATCTCAACTCCATCACGACAGTCATAGTTGCGTTACGAGGTATCTGCTGACGGAACCTTTGGAAGACACAGTTGCCTCCCTCCCTT